CGATATACATCTGCACCATGACCCCCTTGTGGTGGTATTATAACTTCAAATTGAGGATTATCTGTTCCTGATCCTACAACTATTGCTTTATTACTCCACGTTCCAGTTTCAAGTCTAACATAAGCATATGTATATCCAGCTGAATTTGTGTTTGTTAATTTGATAGTGTCAACTATACCCTTCCTAACCTGTATTGTTGCTTTTCCTCCAGATCCATCTCCAATTATAGGAACATCAAAATCTCCATCTTCTGCAGCATCAACTGAGACTGTTCCTCTTCTTTTAATAACTATTGTCTCTAATTTTCCATCTACTGATGCATCTTTTATAGGTTTAGTTGCAACATCTCCCCATTTTTCAGGTAAAGGTATGTATGTATTTGTTACAAATTTAACTATGTCAGCTGGTGATATCGTATAAAGATACTTCCATTGATATCCATCTCCATTTACAGTATTATCTGCTGGTGGAACTGTTGTAGATGTATGTGTGGGTTCAAATTTTGATACATTACCATCTTTATGTTCTGGATCTGCACCATTATTAATACATAAGTATACTTTAAATTCAGAAGTTAAAACATAAAAACTAGATCCATATAAACCAGATGTTTTTGTTTGAGGAGTTCTATTTGTAGATCCATTATAATTATTCCTATACATTTCATATACTGTTCCACTTTGCCAATTGATTCTAGGTACGACTCTTCTCACATCACTAGAGGTAATTTTCTTTAAAAATAAAATACTATCGTGATACCTATTCTCTTCATCAAAATTATCAACTGGATCTGGTGGTTCAGTTGCCCACGCAGCATTTCCATATCCATCATTATTACGTACTTCAGTTGGATTTGGGTGTCCTAAAAATGTATAATAGTTATTTTTACCAGTCGTACCAATACCAACAAAACTGTCTACAAAAGTTTCGGCATTTAATATACGATATTGATCAGTGATTATTGCGGGCATTGACCTTATGATTTTTGATTATTTATACCTGTTATGTATAACTTTTTTCAGATTAAGTGTAACCTGAAGTTTTTATAGGTGTAGACCTAATAACTTGTGCAGATGTTTCTATTCCTAGAATACCATTTTGATTGAAAAATTCAAATGATTGAGAACCAAATCCTCTAGATACGTTTACAGCACCCCAACTATATTTTCCAACTCTAGGTAAACCAAAAGTTGCAAAACCAACTGTGTTTATCCCAGATATAGATTGGACATTAGCAAATACTCTCACAATAGATGACCCTACACTTACTATATGTTCAGCAAAGTAAACATTATCTACAAAATTTGTTCCAACACCAACAACTTCAGGGCCAGAAGATGTAGTTCTAATTCCAGTAACTCCACTTGTGCTACTTCCAATAGAAGTATTTTGAATAACAAAATAATCTCCAGTAGTAATACCAGTTTTTAATCTCTCTTTACTTTGTACGTCATTAGGATTTACAGGGAAAATAGTAGAATCTGGTTTAAGTTCAAAAAATAAAGCAGGCCCAGTAGTATTAATACCAACAGCACTTGTTCCTATACCCACGATATCACCATAATCTCCATCATAAGTGACTCGTTTAATTTCTTCAACTTTGGGTGCTGTTGTTCCAATACCAGCGAGATTACCAACAATGCTTATATTGTTTAACGTTGCCTCTACACCATCAACCACTTGGAAAGACCAAGCATCTTTGATGTATATTTTACTGTCTGATGGTGATACAGATTTTATAATTCCAGAAGTTGGTAGTATTTTTGGTTCTAAGTAATTTCTTTCCTTAGATATTCTCAATCCATCGATTGTTAAATCTTGAGTTTGTTTCCTCCACATAGTTGGTCTTTCAAAAGTTGTATCAGTGGATATACCAACTCCTGAGTAAGTTTGTGTTTCTACAGTATCAGCAGCAATTAATGCGTAAACAACTCTATTATCTTGTTCAAATGAACCTCCAAATTTTTGTAATCTTAGTTCGTCACCAGGTTTTATAGTTTCATCAACATCAATCTCATCAAAATCTGCAGCTGATCCTGCGTAAAAATATATTCTAAATTTACTTCCAAATTTAGGTGCTTCCTTAAATGTTATTCTTGTTCCTCCACCGAACGTATAGTCTTTACCAGGAGTTTGTAATATATCATTAATGAATATTAAAAGATTATTTTGTAATATTATTCCAGATCCTTTTTGTGCAACTATACTATAAAATTCTTTTGATGTGGTTGTTCTTGTAATTAAGAATGATTTTCTAAATCCATTAAATTGAACACTAAAATCATCTAATTCCAATAATTGACCAAAACACCATCCTGCAAATTTATCTTGATACTTATTTTTAACTGTTATATTAAAAGCACTTGTGCCTATACCAACTTGGAAAGGTATTGTGGATAATTGTAAATTATCTCCAATTTCATAACCAATACCACGATTTGCCATATCGAATGATATTATACTACCACCTGTTCCAACAACAACATCGATAGATGCTCCAGACCCATTTCCACCAGTTAGTGGGATATTTTTATATGGACTAGGTGGTGCAACAGTAACAAAATTTAATCCAGTGGATATTCCTGTTGATGTATAACCTGTACCAGGATTATTGATAGTTACATCTGTTACTATACCTGCAGTAACAAAAGCTGTAAATGCAGCACCAACTCCAATGGTTGAACTGATTGACACTAAAGGATTGGATAGATAACCAGCACCTCCACTTTCAATTCCAACTGATTGTATTGTTCCAGCAGCAGAAACTACAACACTGAATAATGCTTTTCTTGGGAACTGATATCCGCTTCCAATACCAACGTCAAATTCATTGATGATACCACCTCTTGGTAGATCTTTGTTACCACTAGTTCCTGTAAAATCAATTGTTTGTCCTGTACCAACAATTTCGTAATCTGTTAATTCTGAGGCACCAACAACTCCAAGATAAGGTTTTTGGAAAATATTATTAATTAAGACTGCACCAAAACTACTGTTTATACCAGATATTGGATTATTATTTGAAGATAAATTAAATTTATCTGTTGAACCATCAAATCTATCAGATATATCATCTATTATTTTATTGGTAGTATAATCCAATCTATAATATGCCCTACCTGTAAATGATGAGAAAGTAGATATCCCACTAGTTGGCCCATAAGGTGCTTCAGAAAAATATAACCTACCCTCATTAATTCTATAATCACCCTTCATAACTGTGACCGCAGCACCAACTGTATGTGCAGTTGCAACAGTTCCCATTTGTCCCCTTTCAACACTAAGTGAATTAGTTGATCCAACACCAACTAAATTTACCTTTAATATTTCACTTTCTATTCTAATAAGTGATTTTCCTTCGATATCAGAAATGTCATTTAAGAAAATGGAAGTGGTTCCTACTCCCACAGAACTTGCTAATCCAACTAAAATGACAGTTGTTATTCCTACAGGACTTTGAATAACATTGTCAATACTAATTAATGTTCTTATAGTAGCATCCTCAGATGGAACTGATAATGTATGATTAGTTCCTATTCCACTTACATTAACAAAAGATACTGCAACTCCAGCACTAGCAAAAGTTTTAGCAACTGCAACTTTAATCGTATCATTAGATTCTTTAATAGCAAATACTGTTGATGGTAATAAATTAGTAACTCCAATACCTGGTACAGTTGTAGCCGCTATTCCAATCGCAGACTGACCAGTTTGTGGTTTATAAATTAATTGTTCTCCAGTGTTGTATTCGTGTCTTGGTATAGAAATAGTATGTGTAGCAGTGCTAACTCCTGAAGATGGATTAAAACTTCTATGAAATAGAGAATCACCACCAGTAAATAAATGAAAACTTGTAGTTCCTATAACACCACCACCAGTACTAGTTACTATTCCTGTAAATTGTGAACTTATGTCATCTATTAATAAAACTTTGTTTGTTATTGATTCATTATAATCAGTTATTATTTTTGAGTCAAATGTAACTAATTTTGATAAATTAGGATCACTTGTATTTTCACTTACCAAATCATAATAAAATTTTTCATGAACAGATGCTTCTTGTTCAATGTCAACATCAAAATCAATTGAAGAATCGGAACTTAAATCAATTTTAGCTGTAGATGAGACTTCTAAATTAGAGAAGTTTTTAAATCCAGCAACGTGATCTAAACTATTAACAGAGTCTTTCCAAGTATTATATGGAGTTAAACCTTTAATAGAGTATGAAAATCTCTGATAGTAATCATTATCATGTAATTTTTGAATACTTGAGTTTAATTTACCAGTATCTTTTTTCCAACCATTTATAATTTTGGCTGAACTATCAACATTTAAATCAAAATCAAATTTAAAGGTTTTTTCAACTGTTGATTTATTGTTACTTTGCGATCCAAGAATTATATCATTTTTTGAAAACTCTCCAACAACATTAAATAATTTCAATGTTTCGGATTCAGAATCCCAACCTTTTTTAGCAACCACTCCAGATACATCTTTTCCTAAAACATTTACAGTTTCATTATCAGAGAATGAAACTTTATTAAATTCAGGTTTAAAGGTGGCTAAATGTTCTTTTTTAATAACTCTTCCAAAATTATTTTCAGTTTGATATGTTCCTCCAGTTGTACCAATACCGCTTATAGAATATGATATTGATTCAATACCAGGTGCAGTTGTACCAGTATTAATACCAGTAATTGTGAAGTAACGATAGTTATAATCACTTGAATTAAATCCACGATTCACTCCACCATCCGTTATTTTTACATTTTCTACAAATATTTCATCACCTTTTTTGAATGGGAAATCATTTCCTTGATTAAAGAAACCACTAGCACCAGACCCTGTTTCTGGATTTGGTGCTCGCAATTCTAATGTAACTATTCCATCACTAGAAGTTCTTCCTCCTATTACCACAATTCCATTAGAATTATTAATTGGAAAAACTCTAATATCTTGACTTAAACCAGTGTCATTTGCTAATATGTTAACACTCGATACAGCAGATCCTAATAATTTTGATTGAGTAACTACATCGGGATGTCCTACTACAATTACATTTGGTGGAGTAGTATAATCAACTCCTCCTGTAGTTACTCCTATTGATTTTAAGGTAAATACATTTTTTAAATCTAAAATTAAATTACTTTCTGCTTTTGGTTGTAAATCTTTAGCTGGAGAAAATTCTATTCCTTGTGTAATGGTCTGCAAACTATCAATTTCTCCAATTTCATCTGTTTCAATTGTTAAAACAGCATTACTTCCTGTGGTTGTTCCAATCGAAGTTAAAATTGGTAATGAAGATACACTAAAACCTTTATTTAAGATTTGTATGGAATTAATTCCACCAAATTCTGTCTTAGATTTAGTTGTATAAAATGCTGATGAAAGACCTGTTAGGGTATATGAAGTAGTTTCAGCAACTCCTACTGGATTAAATTTAAAAGTATTAGTTCCGATACCAGTTACTTTATGGTTTATATTAAATTTAGAATCTAATACTTCAATTTTAGAATGATTAGGAACATCTTCATTTGCAAAATGCGATATTGTTTTTGTAAAATTATTATCCCTACCAACTACTCTATAGTAAAAATTATCTTCTAGTGAATCATCAACGGAAATAGTTATTTTTGTCGTTAAATTACCGTCTCCATTAATACCAGTTTTAGAAATTAAATTTGTATCATATTGTGATTTAAAATCACTATCGTTGTAAAATTCTATGTCATAATCAGTTAAACTAGAATCAGAAGTTAAAATTTCTATTGTGTTATTTTTAAATAAACTTAATTTTGGATTAATTTTTGAAATTTTATGGTTTACTCCACCAGTTGTACCAATACCAATATAATTGTATGGAAATGTGGATATATCATATGAATTATTTGCTAATCTTATTGTATCTAGAGAATCTTTTATGACATAATAAACACCATTATCTACTAAAGGATTAGCTGGTGTTGATGAATTATAAACTATCACATCACCAGTTTCAAAATCATGATCATTTATAGTTATCTTTGATGAATTTATTCCAGTTTGAATATCAGTTGATCCAAATGAAACAGGATTTACAACTAATTTTCTAATACTTTCATTGTATCTAAAATCAAAAGTTTGAATTTCCTTTGATTTTAAATTAAGTTTAAATTCATCACCAACATTTAATCCATGTTGTTGACCAGTAGATGTTGCAGTGGCAACAGTTACTGTTCCATTTACTCTTTTTGCATCACCAGTTATATTATTAGTTATTAACTCTAATTTTACATTATCTGATCCACTAGTTATGATTTGTTTAAAAAATACATTATTTGTTCCAATACCAGAGTTCACTCCATTTGTACTAAAACCCACTCTCTCTGTTGAAAGTCCAATAAAATCATCACTAATCTTTACACAAAATAGTTTACTAATTAAACTTAAATTAAATTGATTGGATAAATCTAGATTTGCAGATGCGATAATTGTAGACCCAAGAGAAACTAGAGATAATTCATCATTAGTTTTAAATTTATGATTTGGTAAAAATATTGTTTTTGGTGGAATAGATTTTTTAATTGGAGTACTTCCAGCAAAACCCACAGTTACATTTGTAAAACTGGTTCCAATACCAACTGATTTTGCAGTTTCAAAATATTGAACTTTTGGAAATTCTGCATTTTTATTTTCTAATTTTTTATCAATTGTATATGTAAATTCTGTTTCTAATCTGGTTACTATTGATCCTGAATTATGAGATGTTGGTACAGTTGAGTTATGCCCCCTAATCACTCTATGTTTGTTATTAACATCATCATGATCAATAATTAATAATTGTTCTGTTCCAATTTTGACTATATCATTAACTTTAAATTTTCTATTAATAGTAGAATCAGAAAAAGTTACAAATGTTGTAATTCCAGCAGCTGGAGCATTCATAGAGGTAGATATTGAAGAAATAACAGTGGATACACCAATAATTTTAACTCCCTCTATATTTTTGTATTTTGTTGAAGAAATACCAATAATTTCAACAACATCACCATCAAGTAATCCATGAGGAATAGTGGATAAACCTATGATTTTTTCATCAGATACTGAAAATTTTAAATTATTAACAATTGTGTTAGTTGTTCCAACTGAAACTAAAGATTTTCCTAAAACCTCTATTACTCTTGCTGATATTGTTGGATCATTAAAGTTTAGTTTGTCATTTACCTTGTAATTTTCTCCAGATTCGTCAATAGTTATATTTGTTATTTCTGCTGATTTTACTCCATCTACTTCAAGAAGTGCTTCAGAGTCCAAAGAATCTTGTAATAAGGGATATTTCCTAAAAGGTTCATTTAATCCTAAATGACTTACGTTTCTTTTGTAATTTCCACTATTGATGATTAAATCGGATTGATCATTGAAATAATTATAATTAAATTCATCAGTATGATTACGATGTTTAAATGTTATATATGGAAATACTGGTTCAAAACTATTTTTGTCTAAAGTTGAAAAATATGCGTATACTCCATTTGGATACTCTGGAGTAGTAGTAAATTTACCATTGAATTCGTCTAAATCTCCAGTTTCATCGTAAATGTAATCATTAACAAAATATCCATGAGAATATTCTGATTGTGGAGGTCGATAATTATTATCGTTTATTGGAGAAATAATATAACTTGACTCTGCAAAAGTTAATCCTGTCCCTACTGAATTATTAGTGATAGGGCCATAAATGGGATTTCCATCATATGCCCATCCAACTATTTTTGAGTGATTAGTTGTACTATTATTATCACTAATTAACTCTCTGTACTTTGTTGGTGGGTAGAAAGAACAAATTTTATTACCTTTAAATTCTAATTCAGAATTTATTTGCAATAATTGGTTATTATTATTTAAAAATGATTTATATCTTTCTACAGAGTTTATCTCCCATTTGTATATTTTAGGTGAAAAAGATGCATCCTTTCCAGTAGGAGTAATTTTTATAAGTGTTTTGTTTGGATCATATCCAAATCCCTCTTCAATGATTTGAACACTAATAATCTTTCCTTCAGATACAATCGCTTTTAATTTAGCAAAAGATCCTGTTATGGTTCCTACTCCAACAACTTCAAGATCTGGTGGTGATGTATATTCTGATCCTTCATTAGAAATTACAACATTAGTAATTTTTCCACCCACTATTATTGGAGTTAACGATGCATTTTTACCAGTCAAGATAGATATGGTTGGTGGTTTAATTAAATTGATAATGTTTGTTACACCATATCCAACTCCACCATTAGTGAAAAATATATTTTCAATTCCTCCCCTAACTATAGCTTCTGCAGATCCTTTATAATAGTCAGGTATAGTTGATGTTAAACCTATAGCTACGTCATTACTAATATTAACTTTTATATCTGGATATTTAAATGTGTGCGTTCCCACTCCAATATTATTTAAATTTTCATATATTTTTCTATCATAATTTGTACTTGTGATAGAAGATGATATTCCAGCATCACTTAACTTAAACTTATTACTATCTACAACTGTAACTTTATAAACTTTAGATGTTGATAAACCAGAAATGACAGTTCCAGTGCATTCATATTCTACATTATCACCATTTTTTAAATTATGATTCTTAGCATATATGTAATTATTAAATGTGTTTATACCAACAAATGCTTTAAATAAATCTTTTTTATCTATTGGTGGATACTGTTGAGATATAATTTTAACTTTTCTATTTGAATATAAACTTCCAGGTTCAGTAACTACTATTCTATCAATAACATTTCTTGGTTGTTTTGATCTGAAAATATGTGCACCAACACCATTTTGAATTAAATATATTGTACTAATGCCTGCGATAGCATCATTTTTATTTACAGTGAGTGAAAATGCGGTTTCTGATCTCTTTAAGATAAAGTATGTTCCACCATTTGTTAATCTAGTCGTTGAAAAACCAACATGAGTTGCACCGATGCCCATTGGTGTTCCAGTTGAAATGTATGTTACTTCTTCCCCATTTAAAAATCTATGCTCACCATTAAAAGTATCTGCAGCTAAACTCACATCAAAATCAGAATATACTTTACTATGTGTAAATCCTCTCATTTTTGCTTCACATGAAGCACCAGAACCGTTTCCACCAGATATCGTTACAGATGGTGTGGTTGTATAATCAAAACCTCTATTAGTTACTACGATTTCAGATAAATTTCCAGAAAAATTACCATAACCATCACATCCGCTTCCAGTGGTATCAGTAATTACTAAAGTAGGTGAATTAATAACATCATAATTTTCTCCAGAATTTAATACTTCAATTTCATCTAATTGACCATAACTAACATAATCTCTTGAAATTGGTGATTGGTATTCAATTCCATTTAAAGATACACCAACTGAATTAAGCAATTTTTTGTTATTAGTTGGTTCTAATGGATTTTTATATATTCTTTTAAAATTATTTTGATTTTTTAATTTTTCTCGTTTATATAAATCTGCAGGAGTTATTGTATGAATAACGTTATTGAAGATAGTGTTAGCTGCTCCAACATAACGAGATTGTTCTAATATTTGATTAAATAAATTAGCTTTTGTTGATGCTAACTTAATTCTATTAGAATCAATAACATTAACAAAATAATATCCTGTGGTTATACCTGCTAATCCAGATCCTCGTGAATAAGTCAAATCTTCACTTAAATTTAGATAAACTTGTTCACCATTTAAAAAATTATGATTAGTTACTGTAATCGCAGTTCCAACAGTACTAACTCCCGTCGAACTAAATGTTTTTGAACGATTTTCAGTGTTAGTTTCAAATGAAGGATATCCTGAAAAAGAAACATATGTATTTTTATTGCTATCAACAAAACTATTTTGAATATTACCCATTAAGGATGTAATTCCAAATCTACTATCAGCAAAAGTAATTTTTTTTCTTATAACATAATCACCAACAGTATTTGGAGCACTAGTGACTTCTATGCTAAATTTATTTGGTTCATTCGCATCTTTGACCACTACATTTGAAGATTTTACATCACCATTTGATTTAAATATAACATCAACTATGTCTCCTTTTTTTAAAAAATGATCAACTTCAGTGGTAAAAGATTCGCTTCCATCATGGTTGATAACATCTACGTATGATAGATTATTATAAAACCAAGTATTAAATTTAACATCTTTATTATCTACTTTTTCACCTAAATGTTTAACTCTTATCAAATCATCTACATCAAAATATTTTGTGCTAGTAGCATCAGACACTCCAGATATTGATCCTGTTACTCTCATTGTACAGATCTTTGTTAGATCATTATTTTCATAACCAAAAATTAAGTTTTCATCAATAATTGGATCAGATTCTGTTAAAAATTTTGATATACCAGTACATCCAAAAAATTGATTGTTTGATTTGGAAGTGTATGATGCTAATGTGTAGAAATTATCAGTATTTAAGTAATGAAAATTACCTGATGGGTTAAATCCAATTGTTGAGTCTACAGTTAAAACTTCAGTGGTCGATGCTGTACCAACTACTTTTGTTTTTGTTGAAATATTAAATTTATTTGTTATTGTTCCTTGTGAGAAAGAAATTCTAAAATATTTTTTATCTTTTAAAAATATTTGTTGAGCATTAGATACTGCTCCACTTGCAGTTGGGGATGTGAATGAGTTTTGATATATTTTGTGTCCAATTAGATTGATAGGATTACCACTTAAACTTTCTACAATAATATCATTAGTTACATTCCATTCTGCATCTGATGGTAAAAGAGTTTCATTAAATGGTTTAATGATTTCAACATTTTCTCCATATAAAACTTGAAATAAAATTTTTAAAGAGGTGTCTGTTCCCTTTGAACTATAAAAATCTCTAGCTCTAGATAAAATATTTTCTACATTTAATCCGTATTTAAAATTTTTTCCTTCAAAACCAGGTAAAAATTGTTTTTTAAATTTTTTATAAAATTCTGTTACAAAAAGAAAACTTAAATTAATTACTAATGAATTAGCATTATGTGAATTAGCATTAGTTTCATTAAATGTTAAAAATTCAGGATTATTAGCAGTTTCAATTGCAGAGATACCACTAAATCCACGAACACATCCTGTGAATGAAGTTTCAGTTTTTCCTGTATATG